ACTGGCAAATGGTCAAAACAAGCTTCAATTCTTATTCCGTCTTTATCTAGTCCTAATTGGTGGCAAATTGAATCGTACATCTGTTGCGTTTCAGGGATAATCGTATCGGTGTAAACCATCCTAATCGAGTCCTTAACATTGCTGAATGTGCTACCTTTATCACTTGAAAATAGGTTAGCATTCATTCCGTACGCGTCAATGATAGCCATTTTATCGGCTGTTAATTCCTCGAATAACATCAAATCTCTTGTTGGATATGACATTGATTGCCAGTTAACTTGACTTTCTGTAATGATTACTTCGTCTTTTGAACGGTTAAACCAATCGCGCTGAATCTCTCGTTTCTCTTCAGGTGTCATTGGAATAGCTCCACCAATATCCGAGTTTTGAGCGGATAAAATACCTATTGCTCCAATGTTTTCTAGTAATACATTTCGCTTGTGATATGACGCTTTGATATTACTCAATGGATATTTGAGCGCGTCAATTCGGCTTGTAGGTTTAACAATGCTCATTCCATCCGTTGTAGTCAAATAAATAACATCTTCAATCGGTAATGTTTCGATTTTATTGTCATCGTATTCGAATTTGTACCCGTCAATCAACCCGTTTACATCCATTTGTTTCAGCGTTTTACCGCTTGTCATTATCTGAATCTTATTACTAGGTAACGGGACAAACAAATTACGCTGGTTAAATGCTCTCAATGGACAATAACCGAATGCATTTGAATATAAAGCGTCATTCACTGACAAAGAATAAACTACATCAGACCAACTTTGAACGGGATTTGGTCGCTTAACCATGTCTAAAAACCAATGATCCGTTATTTCAACGTCATTCTTGTCGTATAATTTCGGGATGTTTGAACTCATCATTGAAGCTCTTTTGTCAATTACAGCTCTGAACTCAGGGATTGATAAGAACCATTCCCATGCATTATTAGTGTCAATCCATATTGCGTTTTTAACCCCCCAAACCTGATTTTGTATCGGTCTAAGTCTGTTAAATTGATTTATAAATCTGTTTTGTTGTCCTGAATTGACTCCAAAAAAGAATCCCAAAAGTTAATCTCCATTCTGTTTTGATTAGAATTTAAGCAAAGTTACGATAAATTTTTAAACATTGATTGTACAAAAATACTTAATCCAGCCAAACAATCTGGAGCGTCGTCGTTTTTATTCTTTCCCTCCTTGCTAAAACTCAGTACATTTTGGATAAATAACTCGCTTTGATTGTCCCCATTTCGTACAAATGTCATTGAATTCATAACGTGCGCTGAACTCATTATAATACGTGTTATTTTGTTTTGCGTGTTGTGAACTTGCAATATTCGTGTTTTCGTCTGTGTCTGTAATTGACGGCTGAACATTGCACCCATTGAATTGCTCTCAACTCGACAATAACTCACTTTCCATTTATCCAACATTGCAGCCGTTTGGGGTATTGTAATATCTGTGTTGTCACGCGTCATTAAATAGTCAACTATAAACAACTGTTTTTTAATTACAGCGCAAATCGCAACGGAGGTGTAATCTGTTCCCTGATCCGAAACGTCAACGTAACCTATGCACCCCTCAATAGGATTTGTTTTGTTTATTTCTTGGAATTCGTCTTTTGACACGAAATTTAACTCATTGAATAACCTACCTTTCATGTCAACTGGCTGTTGTTGATATTCAGCCTCCCAAATTTCAGGCGCTGTTCGTTTCTTTTTTTCTATGTATTCGTCAGTAGTTAATACATCCTCGCAAAATGACTCTCCTTGTTCATTCATTGCGCTAACTATAATCGATTTGTCGTATATCTTTGACTCCATATTGCGCCCTATTACATCGTTAAGGCTCCAGCGTGTGCCTATGTCAATACGAGCGCATCCGCTTTCAAATCTACTGTCATGTGTTGATTCCTTCCATTGGTTTATTCTATCGTTTACGGTGTCAGATAAAGCATCTTCAATACCTCTGTAAAGGTCATCTGTTATTGCAACGTTTGACGCTCCAAACCCTATAATAGTACCGCCAACCCCAGCACCAAAATAACCCACTTGCTTGCTGCTGTTCGTATTCCAACCCTGAAGATTAGATTTGTCATCTGACAAAGTTACATTGTTGAAAACTTTACGGTATTTGTCGCTTTTTACGATGGCCCGAACGTCATAACTAAATTTTAGGAATAGGGTTGCTGTACACGTGTTTCGCATTACGCTCTTGTCAGGGTTGCGCCCAATGGTCCACGCGCAAAATAATGACGTAATATAAGACTTTCCAGCTCTTGGGGGCATTGAAACGGATAAACTCTTGATTGTTTTCTCCTCTATTTCTTGAAAAGCGTCTGCTACTTCCTTGAGAAAAGGTCTGTTATTAAAGAAAATAGGATCATAATAACAACAAAATTGCCATAACTCTCGTCTTGACAACTCCCTTTTGAGCAAGTCTTTCGCGTGTGCTTTCCTCTCATTCATCCTCGTTTAATAAGTCCTTTAATTCATCCGTAGTGAGGCTGGATAGGTCTATTTCGGTGTTTGTTTGTTCTATTTGTTGAACGGGTGCGCCATAACCTGAGTCCATTAATGCTTTATAAGCGTTCGTGTCGCCATCCCTTGCCTTTTTAATCAATGCTAGTGTCATCAAATCTTCTTGGCTCATCGTTTCATTTTCGCCTGTTAAAGGGTTTTTAAGAGATTGATTTACCTCTAACCATTTACGCGCTATTGTGCTTCGATTCTTTGATCCTTTTGGACGTCCGTTTGGGTTTCCGCTTTCGCCTTTTTGGAATTCGTGTTTCTGTATATCTTCTGCGCTCATTTTATGCTGTTTTTCTGCTGTTATTTATAAATTTAATTGTATCGCAAATTGTGTTCCTCTATGTTTGGCTTCTTTAATCATATTTGGATACATAGTTATTAATCTTTTTACTGCATACTTTTCTTTTTGAATTCTATTGCTATCTCTACAACCACCTCTTAATTGAGTGTGTTCGTGTTGCATAAATAAAATGTTTGACCGTACCGTTATACCTCGTTCTATAAAATGCCTAAGTGTTAGCTCATAATCTTCTTTGACTTCAAACGTTTCATCAAAATAATATGAGCCATCATTTATAATCCCCATACAACTACCTAAACATACCCCGTTAAATAAAAAAGGGTTGTACGAATAGTTTGTTAGGTTGTTGCCAACTGTAAAAACACCAAATATTTTTGAGTTACTTTGTTCTGATACCTCAAAAAGTTTTTCAATTTCTCTAATATAAACTGATTCGTCTTTTATTCTTTTTACCTTATACTTTTCCTCAGTTCTTTCTATATACCCGCCGTATTCAAAATCATCATCTAAAAAAAAAATATTACAATTGTTGTTTTTTAATATCCAGTTTCTTGTTGCTGTTATTCCTTTTACTTCAATAGGTATACCTATAACTTCGTTTGAATAAATTGAGTATTGTCTTACTTCATTTTCTGGCACATAAATAACCGCACTTTTAAATATTTCATGCGAAGTTATTAAGCCAGCTCTGCTTTTACTTGGTATTGCTATTTTAAAGCTCATCTAATACTCTTTCTTTAAATGCTTTTAAATCAAAAACCCTTTCAATTCCTCTACCTACTTTGTCGCTTGTACTTCCTATCTTACAGCCTCCTTGTCTAACTAATCCACATTTAAAAATGTTTTGTAATTCTTGCCATTCCTCGCTGTCTTCATCTGCCATAATTAATATGTATTCTTTTTTTGGTATAACTTGCAATGATTTTGGTATTTTAATGTCATCACCCTCTTCTGATTCGTCAATAGCTTTTAAAAAATGCAAATCTAAACCCCAATCATCTAATTTTTCTGTGTCCCATTCATTCGCTAATTCATTCCAGTCCCACTCACCGAAACCTACGTTATCCTTTACAATGAATTCGTGTTTTTGCTCCTCTGTAAGGTCGTTTGCTTTGATTATGAATACTTCCTTTAATCCAGCTTCAATACATGCTTTAAAACGTTGATTTCCGCCTAAAATAATATTGTTTTCGTCTACTACAATGGGACGTATTTCCAACATTTGCGGAAAGTCTTTGATTGATTGAACTAATTTTTTGAATTTGTCATCCTTAATAATTCTAGGATTTGACTTGTTCGGTATTACTTCCTTTA